GTGATCGGATGGTTGCTCGGCAAGCTTTTCGGTTTCTATGTGAAGGATGTGCGTAGGCTTGATCCGGATAAACCTTTGCTTGTCGTAGTTCGTGGTGGCGATGACGAGGATGTGGCTCGTTTCTCCGCTGAACTGGGCAGGCATGTCTCGGATGTTATCGTTGTCGTCTCGGATTCTTTCGATGTCCAACTGATGAGGCTAGGATGAAGGTCGTATACAGGAAGTCCGCGGACAGAAAGCCAGTTGTTGTGTCTGGGCGATCCACTTCGCAGTCCTTGGCAATGCGGTTGGCCAAGGAGGATAGGGAGTGGAACGCTGAGCAGGCGCTTGATAGGGCTCGAGATAGGGTTCGTGTTGCCGGAGTTCATTCTTGGACTGCTGCCACGGTTCTGTCTATTGCTAGGCCAATTGTGGCTATCCAGTGGGATGTTGTTCCGATTCGGACTGACATCGATGTGGACATCGATGACGTTGAGCCCATTCGGTCCTTCTTCGAGGATCGTTACAAGGACTACGTCCATGTGAGGGACTACATCACTACTGGCTCTAAGCTCATGTACACGGCTGCGAATCTCAAGTTGCATGGACAAGCGGCTTGGGAGATCCTGTATGACGATGATGGGGTGCCTACCGGATTTGATGTGATTCCTGGGTACATTGTTCCCAATGTAGACGACGACGGGTATCTGGAGTCGCCTGCTTTTACGGCTCATCTGTGGACGGGCGGTCAGGTTGAGTACGAGGTCGGTGACATCGTCTACTTCGTGATGCCGTGGCGGGAAGGAGCTCCGTGGGGGGACAGCGAGTATGATGCGTTGCTGGACGTGGTCATTCCTGCTGATATCCATGCTGGGATATCCTACAGGGAGATCTTTGAGAACATCAATGCTCCGTACAACGGGGTTTGGGAGGTGGACCCGAACGTCTCGGACGAGGACTTCGAGTTCTTCCTCAACTTGCTGGATGAACGTTACACGGGGTCGAGGAATTACGGCAGAAACATCGTGGCGATCCGTGGAACCGTGAACTGGAAGCCGACAGCATCTCTATCTGACGAGGATGCTCCATATCTGGGAGGGAGAGAGTTCAGCAGAGATGAGGTCGCATCGGTCACGGGAGTCAACACGAACAAGCTTGGGATCACGGCCAATGCGACCAAGGCCAACATGAGGGAGTCGAGGCGGGACTTCTTCGAGGCTGCTCAGGGTCCCATTCTCCGTGTCATGGAGGAGGTGATCACGGATCAGGTTATCTGGAGGCTGTTCGGCGAAGACCGTCTCTGTTTCAAGTTCCGTCAACCCGATTTTCTCAACGCGCTGGAGCGAGCGACGGTCAACATGCGGGAGATCCAAACCGGCGTCATCAGTCCGAACGAGGCGAGGGCTCAGAAGGGAATGCCTCCCAGGGATGGTGGCGATGTATATGTGGATCCAACCCAGGGACGTGCTCCCTCGCGTGTGGCAGGAGATGGCGAATCCGACATTCCAGAACCCGAAAGGCCGCCCAGGGATGAGGAGGACACGAGCAAGGATGTTCTTCGTGAATTGAGGCAGTGGATGCGCTTCGAGAAACGCATTCGTCAGGGGAAGCGTGCTAAGCGCAAGTTTTTCGTGAGGCATGTCCCTAGGCCCATTGCTGAGCTGATCGAGGACAGAATTGATGGTGTAGAAGATCCTGAGATTGTGGAAGAAGTGTTCAGGCAGATCATGGATGCTGTAGAAAAGGGGTATGAATATGAGTGCGACTAGAGGATGGGATTGCGTCGCGTGCGGCACGAGTCTCGGATCCATCGAGAACGGCGTGCTTACTGCTGACGTGGACAGGGTTGTCGTGGATGGGAACAAGGTGATCGTGCATTGTCCTGATTGTGGCGCGACCAAGGTCTGGTATGTGTCGGATAGGCTGACCAATATTGCCAATGAGATCGCTGAGGAGTTCAAGCGTGCTGCCCGTCGATCTATGGTGAATAAGGTTGGCTGAATACATTGACATTTCATGAAATATGTGGTATAATATATGCGCAGGAGGGTTGTCATGCTGAGTCTGTGCGTCGGCGACATCATCGGGAGCGAGGATGAGCTGAACAGGATTCTTGCCGTGTGGGAGGGCCCTGTTCAGGATTTTGGCGGCGGTGTAAAGGACATTTTGGCGGAGGACTTTGTTGACATCGTGGGGAATTCCTATGTCAGGTGGTCTAGGAAGACTGGAATTCCTAGGAAGAGGATGAGGGAGATCATCGAGGAATGTCGCAGGGTCGCTGGTTTCAGTAGAGTATATGGGGGAGAGGAATGAAGTACGGAAAGTCTGTTTACAAGTCCATGGATGGCATCCTCTCCGAGGATGAACGCATCGTGGGCGGTTTCTTCACGGATGATCTTGTGGACGAGTACGGCCACATGATCTCTCGGGAGGCCATGGAGAAGGCGATTGAGGAGTATAAGGAGTGGATGAATATCCGTGATATGCATGGTCGTCCCGTTGGCAAGGCTATCCGTGTTGGCGGCGAGCCTTGGAACTACATCGAGGCCCAGATCATGGACGACGAGGTCTGGGACCTTGTGATGAAGGGTGTGTACAATGGGTTCAGCGTTGGCATTCTGGTCACGGATTTTCGCCTTGTCGACCTCGAGGATGTTCCGGAGGAGAAGTTCGCTGGCGTTACCGGTGCGGTCCGAAAGATGGTCGAGGATGTGGGCTTTGTGGTGGAGATCACGGACTGTGCCCTAATTGAGGTGAGCATCGTGGATCGCCCTGCGAATCCTCGTGCTCGTTTTGCTACTCTGACCAAGTATTTTGGTTCCGACGGAGAGATTATGGAACTTCCTTCCGTGGATAAGGTTGTGAAGTCCGTCGAGGTCGGGGAAGCGGAGGTTGAAGAGGATGTCGTGGCTGAGGTCCATGTTGACGAGAAGGTCGAGATGGAGACTCATGCTGATCCGGCTTACGTTGAGAGCGTGGATGAAAAGGAGGGCGAGAGCGATGATGTGATGGTCTTCGTTGTTCAGCACGATATGGATGTTCTGAAGGATGTTGTGTCGGAATGTGTTCGTGCTGAGATGTCGGCTTTCGCGGAGAAAATGACCGAGAAGTTCTCCCTTGTTGTGGATGAGAAGCTCTCGGCTATCTCTGGCGATGAGGATGACGGTGAGATGGAAGCCCTAGATGCGATCGAGGTCATGGCTGCCATCTTCTCAGATGAGAAGTTCCTCGACACAGTCGCCGACAGGATTGCGAAGAAGCTCCGCGGTGGCCGATCTCGTGTGGCTCGGCGTACTGTCGAGAAGGACACGGAGAAGCAGATCTCGGACGGAGATGTCCGTGTCATTGCCGAGCGTGTCGCAAAGATGATTTTTGAATCTTAATGTTGGAGGAATGTGAATATGAGCACGTATATCAAGAATGCATTGACTTCGGCGACCGGTTCTGCTCTGTTTCCCGAGGATCTATCGCCCGCCCTTGTTGAATATCTTCAGAAGGCATCTCCGCTCTTCGCTATGCTGCCGCGGCGTGGTGTGACTTCCACTCCGCACCAGTATGTGGTCCGGACTGCCCTGCCCAATGCTTGGGTTGAGGCGGAGGGCACGGATCCGCAGTTCAGCAATAGCAGCTATCAACGGAAGTCGGTGGATATCAAGGTTCTTCGAAGCTGGGGTTCTGTGACCGGATTCACCCAGCGTTTCACGGAACAGTTCATCGATGCGCTGGCTGCTGAGATCGACGGCAGCATGGCGAGTCTTACGGATGTGTTCGAGAACCAGATTCTGTGGGGTGACACGGCCGATGCCTTGCAGATGAAGGGTCTCGAGCAGTTCATGCGGGAGGATAGCACGGCTCTGGCGAACAATATCTTCGCTCCGGCTGCTGCGTTGACCCTCTCTGACCTCGACAATGCTCTGGACACGGTCGAGGTCTACCGTGGCGTCATGCGGGATCCGAAAGCTTTCGTGATGTCTCCGCAGATGATCAGCCGTGTTACTTCTCTGCTTACTCGGATCCAGCGGACCGTGTCCGAGGTGGAGATCGAGGGCGGTTTCCGTGTAGCGACCTATCGGGGTGTTCCTCTGCTGCCCAGTGGGTTCGTTCGGCCCGCGAATACCACTACTTCTCCTGCTGTAACCGCTACGGCTGCTGCGGGCGGCACGGTTCCGGATGGGACCTACTACTACGCTATCAGCAGCGTGACTATGTACGGGGAGCAGACTGTTGGCGCCGAGGCGAATGTGACTCTGGGCACCGGCAACAACACCACTAACTTGACTTGGACCGCGGATCCGAATGCGGTTCTGTACAAGGTGTGGCGTGGTACCGTTTCCGGCAATCTCGAGCTGCTGGATGTGATCCCTGCCAAGACCTACACCAACGGCGCCCCCACGGGGAATGTCACGTCTTACAGCGATGATGGGACCAAGACTCCTGTGGCTCAGATCAAGCCGTTGCAGGTCGTGTCCGGCGTCGTGGATGAGACTGTTTACCTCGTGAATCTGAGTCGGGATCGGGGTCTCTATCTGGCTGGTGGTGTGTCGCCTCTGGGTGAGCAGACCGAGGAGTTCGTGACCCTGACTCCGCTTGCTACTCGAAAGAGCTCGTTCGATTTCATGATTGAGTCCTTCACCGCTCTGGTTGTGCAACAGCCCGTGGTGAATGTCATCATCCGGAACGTGCGAGCTGGCTAATGATATCGTCGGGGGAGGGACGGTTTCCATCGTCCTTCCCCCAGATCCTCCTTGGGGGACCGAATGGCTTGGGAGATTGTCAGCGCGGACTATGTAGCCGATATGTGTGGCCTGACCGTTCAGGAGTTGGACGACAGGTGGTACGATTTTGCTGTGGACCTCATCCGTCGTCGTGTCGGAGAGAGTGCCGTACAGCCGGTTCAGGTCACCGAGAAGCTGAATGGGAACGGAACTCGCTACATTAGGGTGAGTCGTCCTCCTATTGATTTCGTGTCTCAGCTCAAGGTCGAGGACGCTGTTATACCAAGTAATCTGTACACCAACACGGAGCTGTACGTCGTCCTCGTGGACAAGATTGCCGTGAATCCGCATGTCGAGATGGATGTGTTTCCCGTCGGCATTGCCAACGTCGAGGTGACGTACACCACGAAGGATCCGGACAATGTGGTTGCCAATGCAATCGCGCTGGTGATCAGGGAGTTGGCGACGATCAAGAAGACGCAGGGTGGTCTTGTGAGATTTCAGACGTTTGTCTCGGGTGAGAGGAACGAGAATGACCTGAGAGCTCTTTCTCCTGCTGCCCACAAGCGCGTCATCCAGATTGTGGAGTCCCTGCTGCCGAGAGGGAAGTTCAATGCGCGATGATGAAGGGATTGCTGGTCTTGGCAGAAGGATAGCTGAGAGATATGGGGATGAGTTCAAGGGGGCTCTTTCGGGGAGGCTGAGGCGTGGCTCCATGGTAGCCGTGATGTATGTTTTTGGCGCAAGACGGCTTGCTATCGGCCACGCGATCAGGGAGATCCATCCCAGGGTTGCTCGCCTTGGACTGCGCAGGCTGTCTGAGAGGATTGTCAGAGCCATCAGAGTTGCTCTCAGGCCTATAACGAGGAGTGGTAGGCTTGCCAATTCGTTCGGGTGCGATCTGAGGGAGAACTGGTCCGATATCTACACAACTGAGCCGTATGGTGTGTCCATACTGCCTGATGGCAAGCTGGATGAGGGTATTCCATCCATAGAGGATCTGAAGGCGTGGGCGAGAAGGAAGCCCGAGTTGAGGGATCTCGACGAGAAGGATTTTGAGAGAACGATGTATGCCATCCAGAGGGCGATTAAGACAAAGAGAGGGCTTGGGAAGACAGGACGATCCACGCTGGTTGCTTTGCCTCCCAAGGGCAAGCGTGCATACGAGTATCGGGAAGTGGCGTTTTCTCTTGTTGAAAGATCTGAGGTTGGCGGTACCGACATGGAGAAGGCGTGGGAGGAGGTCCTGAGTGAGTTGGATTGATCTGGCCAACACGGTCAAGGCGTATATGCAGTCTTATGTGACCGGATTGGATGGAGGAAATGTCGTCATTGGCGATGAGCTTGCTGTTGTCAGCGCGATGGCGACCGGCGGGTACAGCGTGGGTTGCGTAGTTGCTTATGACACGGCCGATTCCGTTGGAAGTCGTTTTGTCGATAGGCGCATGATCTACTCTGTGATGGCCAACGTGTTCTCCGAGGTAGATGGGTCTGATCTGGTTGGAGCGTATAGCAGGGCCGTGTCCATGGTGCAGGAAGCGTTAGACAACATCAGTTCCTCTGGGATGTTCAAGAACTACGTGGTGCGCAGGGTTGGGGCAGGTCCTGTGATCCAGTACGTTCGCAGTGACCGTTACTACTACGTCGTTCCCATAGACTTTCAGGTGGAGACAGGATGATGAAAAACAAGAAGAAGGGCAAGAAGAGGGGTAAGAAGAAGAAGAAATCTGCTGGTGATACTATGGATGGGATCGAAGCGATTCGTGCCGTTCTGCGTGGCGAGGACGTTGTGTTTGATGAGGTGACGGTTGATCCGACTCCGTGGCCCATGCACATGGTTGGACCGAAGTTTCACCGTGTGGTGGCAGAGGGCGGCATCCTGAGGATCCATGTGGATCTGGGTACGGATGACGATCTCTTCGTGGGCTTTGAGCGTGTGGACGAGGACGGGGACTACATTGTGTACAGGAGGCTAGGCGCTGATGCGAACGATGGTGGTGGCCCCGGGGCCGACGACGAGTACATTTGACATATATTGGTACACGCTGAGAGCTCTGGACAGGCTGGATGTTGATTCCTTTGGGTTCGCTTCACATTCACGCATTACGTACCATCAGATTGGAAAGAGGTCAATAGAGGATCTCGGCCTCAGCTACACGGTGAGCGTAATTGGTTCTACGGTGATGGATGTGTTGGGGGCTGTGGCGGATACGCTTCCCGATGTAGTTCATGTGGTGGATGGGAGCTTGTTCGGTCATCACCTGATGGCCCGCCTGAGAAGGCTGTCTGAATCCATGGCGGATCCGTTCGTTGTCTCCATACACATGACGGAGGAGCCGTACAGTGCCACGGGATTCGAGGATATGCGCAAATACGCGCATGTGGTCTTTGTGAACGATGCCTATGCGGTGTCTGAGTTCGATCCCGACGGATCCAAGATGGTCTACTGGATGCCGCACGCCTATGATCCGGAGGTCCATAGTCCAAATTTGGACTATGACAGCAAGGACATCGATCTGCTCTTTGTAGGCACCGTATATCCCGAGAGAGTTCCGTATCTGAAGGCGGACTGGGGGGATATGGTGTGCGTCTTTGGTGGATCTGATCTGGGAAACGATGTTGATCTTTCCTTTGGCAACGTGTCCAACGACGAGTTGGCTAAGCTGTATCGGAGGTCGAAGATCTGTTTGAACAAGCACAGGGAGATGGGCTCTGTGCTGGATGAGTCGCAGACGTATAGGTATCCGCCGCACGCTGTCTCCCCGAGGGTTGTGGAAGCTATGGCTTGCGGTTGTGTTGTGTTGACTGATCACAGGCCTGAGCTAGATGAGATTGGGAAGGATGCCGTGCTGTTGTACAGCAATGTGGAGGATGCTGTTGGGCTTGCGAGGGACGTTGTCCAAGACAGGGATGCTTGGACGGATATAGCGCGTAGGGCGAGGAGCGCGATCGAGAGCAGAAAGTACGACACGAACGTATCTCGGATGTTGGATATTTGGGATGATGCACTGAAGTTGTTGAGGAGGTAGAATATGGCAGTCACCGGTGGCGAGAATGCCCTTGTCTACGTGGGTGGTGTGGAGATGCCTCAGCGAAATAGCTGGAGTCTCGACATCAGCCGCGAGTACCGTGAGGCTCGTGTTTTCACGTCTAATCCTGCCGCGGGGAGTTGGACGGATCAGATCCCTGGGTATCGCTCTTGGAGTGGTTCCATCGATGGGTACTACGACAATGCGGATGAGTCCCCGATCACCGCTGCGTTTGCCAACACCGCTGCGCAGATTGTCCTGTACGAGGACCGAAACAATCTGAACAAGTATTGGTACGGCAATGCTTTCGTGGACATGAGCGAACAGGTTCCTGCGGATGATTTCGTGACCTTGAGCTTGTCCTTCACGGGGACTGGGCAACTGACTCGAATCTCGATGTAGTAAATTCAGACAGGAGGAAGTGATGGCGACTATTCAGGTGGGCGATGAAGAGATTGTTGTTGGGCGTGTATCCCCTGAGCAGGTGGCTGGGTTGACGAACATTATTGGTCGCTACTTCCGTGGCGCCAGTGAGTCCCTGTCCGGCCTAGATGATGTGGACAACATCGCGCTGATCTCTGCCTTGCTCATGGCTGTTGACGGCAATGCCTTGGTTGAGCTTGGGCAGCTTGTCAGTGGCAAGGATGAGGAATGGGTTCGGGAGAACTTTGATCTTGGGTGGATCACAGAGGGTCTGGTTGCTCTCCTCGATGCCATTGATCTGCAGAGGGTAATTAGAAATTTTACGTTAATTGCTTCCCGAATTCAGGGCTAGCGCAGCTTGTAGAGATAGCTATGGTGGAGGTGGGTATCAGCCGTGGCGATGCTCTGGACATGGGCTACAGGGCGTTGTCACGGCTGATATACCGATATAGGGTTGTGGAGTACGAGAGGCGGCAGTGGGAACTATTTGTGGCTTCTATGTGCCACACGCCACAGAGTAGGGATGCGGCGAATAGGCAACACAATGCGGCCAAGAAAGCTCTGCGCGACATGAGGAGGAACATCAACATTCTGAAGGAGTCTCTGCGCAGGAGGGGAATTCTGTAGCATGGCATCCAACCAGAAGAACGTCGTCATCAGTATTGTAACCAAGTCCAACTTGGCTGGCGTTGATAACCTTGTCAAGGGTTTCAACAGGCTGAGATCTGCTGGGGATAAGGCTCGCAGTGGCTTGGACAGGGTCGCGATGAGCACAGAGAAGCTCGGACGCGGCTTTGTCAGCATGAATGCCGTGTTGGACAAGGTGGATGCTGGACTGAGGAGATTTCGGTCCACGTTGCACGATGTGTTTGGCGGCGTTCGCATGGTTGGTCAGGCGTTGCAGAATGCGGGCGTTATGTTGTCCGTGTTCGTGACGCTTCCTCTTCGATCTTTCCTGCAGTCATCCATCAACCTGATGCTGGATTTCGACGAGGTGCTGATCGAGATCCGGAAGGCTGCGGGTTTGACAACTGACGAGATGAGGAAGCTCGGGGATGCATTGACGCAGATGTCTGCTACGGTTCCTCAGACTGTGGTAGAGCTCGGCAAGATGGCTGAGATGGCGGCTCGCCTTGGTCTCAGAGGCACAGCGGCTCTGACAGCGTTCACGGATGTGGTAGCCAAGCTCGAGGTGGCTACGGACCTTGAGGCCGAGGATGCTGCCAAGGCCCTTGCTCGTCTGACCGCTCTGTTCTACAGGGGGGCGAAGAGCGGGGAGGAATACTATCGTTTCCTGAACGCTGTAGGCAGTGCCTTGAATGAGGTGGGTCAGGCCACTGCGGCGACCGAGTCGCAGATTCTGTCCGCTGTGGTGCGTGCTGCTCCTGCTGCCGCGGCCATCGGGATGCCCGTGGAGCAGTTGATCGGCCTTGCGGGTGCCGTGGTCGAGACGGCTGCCAGCGCGGAGCGTGGTGGCACTCAGTTGAACAGGGCGCTATCCGAGCTAGCGACCAATGCGGTGGATGTGGGCAAGGCGGTCGGATTGCCTGTAGAGCAGTTCAGGGCGCTGATAGATGAGAATCCTACTGAGGTCTTCTTGGCTGTAGCCGAGGCAATCGGCAACATCGAGAGCGAGTCTTTGCGAGCGGCTGCGGCGGCTCAATTGTTCGGCGAGACGGGCGCGAAGATCGTCTCCATTATGGCTGCTGCTGGCACGGGCGTGGATCGGGTCGCCGAGAAGATACGGATATCCGAGAGCGCCTTTGCAGATGCGACATCGCTCCAGATTGAGTTCTCGAGGGCGATGGATGGCGTGAAGAACCAGCTCAAGCTGCTGCGGAACAACATCAACCTGTTGTCCATCTCCATTGGCAAGGTTCTTCTTCCCCAGATCACCAAGATCCTCACCTATGCGGTTCCGGCCGTTCGCGAGCTGGCTCGTCGCTTCGAGATGTTGAGCGAGGAGACCAAGCTTGCCGTGGTTGGGTTCACTCTGTTGGCCACGGTTCTGGGACCGCTGATGCTGGCATTTGGTTCCACGCTGTTCTTCCTCGGCATGATGGCGTCTGGCTTTGTGGCCTTGGCCAGCGCCATGTTCTCCATCATGACTCTGCCCATCCGTCTGGCTGGTGTGGTGGGCGTTCTGATCAATGTCGTTGGCGGACTTCCTGTAGCTCTGGTCGCTGCTGCTGCTGCTATCCTCATGTTCAGCGACAGCGCGAGGAATTTGTTCTTTGGCTTCATCCGCAATATGTTTGTCTGGGGAAGCAACGCTGCCACGGCATTCGCGGATGGATTCTCGTCTGCTGTGCAGTATGCAATTGGCGTGGTGCAGCAGTTCTTGGAAGCCATTGCGAGATTTTTCAGGGCTGAATCGCCTCCCAAGGAAGGTCCTCTCTCTGAGATCGATGAGTGGGGCAGGAGGACTGCAGAGGCGTTCGTCGAGGGATTTGCGTCTGCCAGCGTGGATGGCATCATACGTTATGCTGGAATTGTCAGCGAGGCGTTTGAGAGGTCATTGCGACAGATGCCTCTGGAGTGGGGAGATGCGTTTGGCAGGCTGACATCAATTGTTCGCACGGCTGCCTCGGCGGTAGCTCGTCTCAATAGGATGAAGCCGGATGAAGCTGGCAAGAACGTCGCCAAAGCCATTGAGGGGATCGGTGAGCTTGTCGGTGCAATAACTGGCGCTGGGATCAGCGTGGACAGTGCTTGGGCGAAGGTCAGTGGAGCGGTTGGGCAGTTCGCTGAGGATATACGCACCGCGATAGGACTGCAATCAGATCTCGTCTCGGAAACCAAGCGTCTCGCCGAAGTGCGTCGTGAACTCGAGGAGATCGACCAGCGCTTGCAGGATGAGATCCTCGAGATATCTCAGCGACGTGATCTGACATTGGAGGAACGTGCTGCCTTAATCCGTCAGGCCAAGATCCGTGCGGCGGCACGTAAGAGACAGCTCAGGGATGAGGAGAAGGCTGCCGAGGAGCGCGTCGATGTGCTCCGCGACGAGCTGCGCAAGGTGGAACAGATTATCGAGACCATTGCGCAGATGATCCAGCAAGCGACCAAGGCTGCCGTTGCCAAGGTCGAGAAGCCCAAGGTGGATGACATCATCCCCATTGACGGATTCGAGTTCTCCCTGGGTAGGTTGAAGGACATCCTCGCCGAGCCCTTTGAGTTTGCGACCGAGGAGGTCGGTCGTTTCATGCAGAAGGTTGCGGAGGCGGAGGCGAAGGTGAAGTCCTTCATTGCGGGACTCATGAAGGAGGATCCTCTCTCTGCTGTCCTTGGTATCTCGGATGAGGATGCCGAGAAGCTGAGGGAAATGCTTCCTGCGGAGGACATCGAGGGCATTCTTGAAGGATCTGGTTTCTCTGAACTGTTCTACGAGAAGGGCCTCGAGCTTCGTCGCCGGATTGACGGCATTGTTAGATCCGTGATGGACTTTGTCGATGTGATCAGGGATCTCAAGGATCTCTTCAGCGATGGGCAATGGATCGAGTTGCTGGAGAGAGCCATGGATGCCATGTCAGGTGGGGAGGACGGCGGAGACACGTCAGTCAACATCAGCGATATTGCGAAGGCTCTCGGCGCCTTATTTGGTGCGTTGTTCCTCTACAAGACTCTCCGTTCCAGCATTGGAATGCTGATCTCCATCTGGAATGTCCTGAAGTGGCTGGGTGGCTTGGGCATGTTCTTGGGCAGGGTTACGGGCATCGGCAGGTTCTTGGGGATGTTGTGGACCGGAGTTAGAGCGTTTGGTGGGTTCGGCGTCCTGTTTGGCATGTTTGTCCTGCGTGGTGTTCTGTCCTTGCTCGCTGGTATTGGCAGATTGGGTCTTGGTGCGCTGGTGTGGATCGGCAGGCTTCTGTACGGCGGATTGGCTTGGATTGTGTCGGGTATCATATTGTTCGCGAGATCCTCGGTCGTCTTCGGGCTGGGTGTCATGAACGCAGTGATATCCGTCGTCAGCAGGATTGCAGGACTGGGTTGGAGAGCCCTGCTGGGTACCGGCGGCGCGTTGCTCGCTATCGGTCGTGGAGTAGGTTCTATATTGGCTGCGTTTGGCATAGGAGGCTCTCTTGCAACTGCATTTGGACTGCTGATATTTCTGGCTGCGCTGGCTGGATGGTTCAAATTTCAGTGGCCTGATCTCAAGGACAGCATAGATGAGTTCAGGGATGGTTTAACTAACTTGGTCGACACGATAATCGGCAAGAGCGATGAGACCCTTGAAAGTGCGAGCGAGAGTCTGGCGAAAGCGTTCGGCAGGTTGCAAGGCAGTATAATGAAGACCATTTTCTTTGCCGGCAATCCTTTGGCCGGTGTTGCGGCCAAGTTTGGCACCGATCTTGCTATTGCTGTATACGAAGGACTGAAGGAAGGCGACCTGAAGGGAAAGGTCAAGAAGGCTGTTGAGGATGCGATCACGGGTGGCGAGGGGGATTCTCCCTTGAATAAGGCGAGAAGAGCTTGGTACGATCTCGCTATCGCCATGTGGGAAGGTTTCAAGGAAGGAGATATAGGTGGCAAGCTGAAGAAGTGGCGGGACAACTTGTTCGGCATCGGCGGCGGTGGAGTTGGAGGAGGCGGAAAGGGCGGATTTGGTGGACCGGATGCTCGCAAGAGCGGGTTGTTGGCTGCTGGATCCATCTTCGCTGGGATGAAGGACTGGTTTTCGAGAAGGAAGCAAGATATTGAGGATTTCGGGAAGTCTTTCTCCGAGACCGTTGTAGGAGGATTCAAGAACTGGCTGAATGAGAGATACGAGGAGTTCTCTGCGTTCATCGATGCGATTGTGGAGTGGTACAGGGGAGATGGCGAGTCCGGCCTTGACGAACAAGGTCGTATCATTGCTCAGGCCATCTTGGCCGGAATTGTTGCGCTCATAACCGGAAATTACACAGCTTTCGGTGCCATACTCGGTGCTCTGATTGATTGGTATGAGGAATCAAAGTCTGATATTGAGAACAGGTCCAAGGGCATCGGTGTTACAATTATCGGTGGGATCACTGGCAAGATATGGGAACTCAGGAATGCGTTCGCCATCATAGCCGCTTCATTCTCGGATTGGTGGACTCGTTTCAAGGAGGATCCGACCAATATTATATTGACCGCTGCCAGCGATCTGGGCGAAGCGATTGTGGATTGGATCAAGTCTGGCATCAGTTCTGCTTGGCAGGGCTTTATCACTTGGCTGGGTCAGAAGATAAAGGATGCAATAAGTAGGATTATCAACGATAACATCCCGAAAGGAGATGATGGAGGAGACGGGGGTGGCGGCGGAGGCGGTGGTGGAGGCGGCTTTGGCGGTCGCAGCAAGAGGGCCGTTCCTCCGGTCGGACTAGGTGAAAAGGATGGATTGATTGGCGCGTTGGAACCTGCGTCCATTGGCTCGTTGTTGGCTCCGGATGTGAGCAAGCCGGATAGGGCTCGCGATGGCGTTGTGGTGAACATGGTGAACAACTTCTACGTGGATGACGATGTGGACATCGAGGAAGCAGCGAGGAAGATCTCTAGGCAGATCCTCTTGGCAGGAGCGTAGACATGGGTCTTGTGCATCTTGAGCTTGTTTCAGTTGGGTACAACAGTGCATCTGCCCTGACAACTGAGGAGAAGGTTGTTTTTTTCTCTGAGAGGGAGAGTACTACGACGAACTTTGTGGACAAGGAGTTGATTGATGGATCCTTCTCCATCAGTCCGCCGCGCTTGGGCAGGGATGGTCAATATGCGCCTCGGACGGTGCGTTTTTCCTTTAGGCTGAGAGCGCCGGCTGGCATTTCGGAAGATTATATATTTGCTGAGCTGAGTAGGATAGCAAATGTTGTCGCTCTCGCGAACGATCCATATCATCGCGAGAACATAGGCTATGCTTCGGGCATGATTGAGTACGGCGATACGGACAATGATATTTTTACGGGTATGCGTGGCACGGTGCTCGCGATGTCGGTGAGCGCTGGCGACGTGACTGTGTCTGGGAACATGGAGGGTGGAGCGGCCAGCACGACTACTTGGGGGAACAGGGTATATGCATGGAATGTTATCAGGGGTCACATAGAACATCCTGCTCTGAGGTTTTCCGATGTCGAGTTGTTCAGGGATGAACAGGGGGGATTTGTACTCGACGCCGTAGATGTCGAGCTAACGGTTGAGCCGACATGTATATCGGCCCCTTACGTGAGGTCGGCAAGCATATACAACATCAATACATTGGCAGGGACGAGATGGTATCCATACGGAGGCATGTGGTACAGTTTCTATCTAGATATGAAGGATGTAGCTCCCGTGAAGACGGGCATGAAGATGTATATCACGCATGAGACGGGGAGTGCCATCATCGTGTCTAGGTTTGCTGGGAATCCAATATGGGAGTTCCCTGGGTATCCGATCCAGACGGTTGGCACGACAACTCCGCCTCCGTTTTTCGTGACAGCTACGACTCCTCTGGAGACGCCCACAAATCTGCGGACTGACGACTATCTGATGATTGACTGTGATGGGGTGGGCAACTTCCGCTATGCGAGGAACAGCACGGCAGCTTGGTCCAATTATATTCCCATTACGGTGAATGAGGCGATATCTCTGAATATCAGTCCGTGGCCAGGGGGTGTGTCTCAACCCAAGATCACCTTCACTGCCAATCCGTCCTCAGCATCTACTTGGAAGATACCATGGCATCAATACGAGTTGAATTACACGGGTGGCACGGCTAGTCTTGAGCCGACGACAGCTACGCCGGATTACTTCGAGAATGGAGTGAGCATTGCCAAGTGCTGGGTCAATGTCCCTGTGGCCGCGCGGGGCAGATATTACTTGGCATTGTTGCACAACACGGACAACGGTGTCATGACAGAGTGGCGTGCCAAGGTGAAGCCAGTGTCCGTGGGAAGGTATTCGTCGTCGCCGTCGTCATATCCGAACGATGGTCTGTGGCGTGCTGTTGAATCCAATGCGTACTACACTCCTTGGGTCGCTCATGACAGCAGTGGTTACACGGATGGGTTTACCGTGCTGACCGTCCTTGATTTCACTGCGTTTGGCAACCCGTTGATGATGAATCCGAGGGGGCACGCTGTATTCGAGATCGAGATCTTTGTGAGAACGCACTATTCGGCTCCAAGGAACAACGCTTACGTGAACGGTATCATGCTTCTGTCCGCTCAGGATGATGTAAGCACGTTTGTCGGCGTGTGGGGTGAGTCACTGGGAAGGATCGTGCTGTCTTCTCTGGATATTGATAATCCGTATGTGGGATCTGTGTTCATTACGGACGAGGATATCTCGGGCTTGTCTGATTCATATCGGCCTGTATCGGTGTTGCCCATGTCAGCGTTCGGAGTTCCTCCTGCGTTGGTGGGTGGAGTGCGAAACTATGTGGTGGTGAGACCGATGCGCGGCAGCATGTATTATGGCTATCGGTCCATCAGCGACCCTGTGCAACAGCCAGATCCGAACAAGAACATATTGGACGTATACGTGCAGGACAGGCTTCTGTATCCTAGGTATTGATCCATGGCTTTCTACGCTCATCTTGTCTCCAGATCGTTTGCGTACAACTACGAAGATGGCCGCGTCAAGAGCTTGGGTATTGGAGCTGGCTCGACGGACACGGTTTTCAACATTGATGGAAGCACATTGACTTGGGTTGACACTGGGGATGATTTTGTCTTCATATCTGGTTTGAACGTCAACTACGGCAGCACGGTTGTGTCCACGGTCACGTCTGGCGGGTATATCACGCAGGTCACGGTTGCGGATCCAATGCCATACGTGCCGTCCGTGGGCGATCAGTTTATCGTTGTTCACAGAAATAGTGGACTCGGATTTTCTGATCTGGGAGTTCTTGGGCGTGTTGTGGATGGAAGTGTCGAGTTTCGTGCTATGGGCGGACCAATTCGTGCCGAGCTAGAGATACATCCTTTCTCCGGACATGGCTTCAAGGTAAGCGAGGATGTGGTTGGCGATGCGATCAGGATCTCCGATGGTTCAGGCAGAGACGTATGGTTTGGGGTCATAGATGAGATATCCATATCTGATCGCAGGGTTTCTGTGGTCGCTGTTGGTCTCATAGAGATGCTGAAGACATATCGGTACGATGTTGATTGGTCAGCGACAGCGACGACGCGTGATGTTCTCATGGACATCTTGGTGTCCAGTCCAACACATCTCTCTCTTGGGTATGGCGGGTTTGTGGACAGGAAGGTATTTGATTCGGGGACGAACACGTTCATTTACGAGCTTGCCAATGCTCAGACATCTTCGGGCGGTATCGGTCCATTCAATTTCAGCGAGACGGTGCCCGTTGCCTATGATGCTGTCATGAGAGTGCTCGAAGTAGGCGCGATGCCGTTGGCACCGGAGGCGCTGTATCTTCAGATATGGGGCCAGAGATTGTACTTGACGCGCCGAGCAGGCGATGATTACACGGTAGACTACTATATCTCCGCCAAGGATGCGGATGTGGATCTGGAGGCGGATTCTGTAGTTCGTGGCCTCTCTGGCAAATACAATAAGCTGTCCATCACGTACACGCAGGATGGCGTTGTTCTATATACGACGCCCGTGTACGACCTGTTATCCTATGCTAGGGATGGTATCAGGGAGTATGTCGAGTCATTGGATGAGGCAGGTCAGGCTAGGATTATCGCGGAATGGCGCTCGAAGCTGAAGACCAAGACCATTTTCTCTGGTCGGGTTCGTCTTGGGCATAGAGTCTGGCTAGGCGGATTGTTGGGCAGCAGTGTTCCACCGTGGTGGGTTCGTCCTCTGGACAGGTTGCACGTGCAGGAGTCCAGATATGGAAGAGATATAGTCATGGATGTGGGGTCTGTGACTGTGTCTTTTCCGAACGGTGATGTACAGGTTACTCCTCTCGAGTACACGGATCCGATCGAGATTGTGTCGCAATACATAGATATGGATACATGATATGCCTGCATTGACTATTCCCAAGCTTGTTGAGAAACTACGATCTTATTTCATGTATGCTCGTGGCGACACCCAGATAGGTGGCAACATCACGCCGGATGCGGACAAGGCGTACAATATAGGTTCTCCGAGTAGAAGGTTGAGCGTCATCTACGCGGACACGGTGGATGCGAACGTCAGTGCGGGGACGTTTTCCGGATCTACGTGGTCCCATCCTGGGGATATGACCATTGATCCTAAGGTGGACAATGCGACCACGACCCTTTTCGTCTTAAACAGTGGCGTAGGGGGCGTAGCAAACTTGAATGTGGAGAACGACATCATCGTTGGCGGTCTTGTGGACGGGGTCGATGTTGCTTCGCTAAAATCCTCTTATGATTCGCATGTTGCCAGTGCGGATTCACATCATAATGCCTTTGTCGGCCTGAAGGATGATGTGGGCAGCACGGTGTCTCCGGATCCGTCCGACCTGATACAGATTGTGGGTGGAAATGGACTCTCATCTGTCGCAGGAGCGAGCACGCTCACCTTGTCGGTCAATGTCGGCGATGGGATCCAGATTGTGTCCGATGCAGTAGCCGTGGATTCCACCGTGGTTCGCACGTCGAGGCAGGTGATTGCGGGTCAAGGTCTCGTCGGTGGGGGATCTCTTTCTGCCGATGTGACCTTGGATGTGAATGTCGGAGCGAGCCTCCAGATTGTCTCGGATGCGGTGCAGGTCAATCAGGGATACTCGTTCAACTGGTCTGCGGTGCATAACTGGGGCGGCGGTGTGTCGTTGGATCCTGCTGGAGCTGTGTCTGCCCCTGGGAGCCTGCGGATCAACATTGACAGTGACAACAACACAACGAACGCCGCGCTGGTATTCGGAAAGGACGGAGGAGGCACTTTATCCACAGAGATTGGACGGATCAGCGAGAACGGCGACTTCTCTGTGTCACGAGATATCCGCACGGGACGCTACTATCTCACTCCTGCTGGCGATATATGGGCTCGTTTCACGGATGAGCTGAGCGGCGATGCTTCCTACATCGGCGCAGGCGGTTTGACTGTCATCGGTGGAGGAGAATCGGCGAGTGCTGTGTTGAGTGGCGGAGGTATAGCGGGTTCGTCCGAACGCCTTGTTCTCGCGTCGGATGTGACGGGGGCAGGCGAGGCAATCCGATTTGTGACATCGCTCCAGAATGGGTGGGCGAGCAGGGTGGACGCCGTGTCCATCCTAGGTGATGGCAGAGTAGGCATAGGTACATTGACGCCAAACGTGCAGCTTGACGTTGTTGGCTCTGTCAACATCAGTAATGCCTTGGGCGTGAATGGCGCGGCGGACATTGCCGAGGATCTGACCGTAGGTGCGGCTTACTCCACACCCGGGGTTCTCTTTGTTGACGTGTCGCAGCAGAACGTTGGGATCAACCGTGCGCCTGATAACCAGTTTGCGTTGGATGTGAGTGGTCCTGCGCGGGCGGATTGGTGGGTGGGTCCTCATGCGTTGCAGCTCAGCGATGCGAAGATGATCGTGCATTTCGATGGACCGTTGCCGTATGAAGAGGATTTTACGGGATTTGCTGTGGGTCATGCAGGGCAGCAGCCGAACCATAGCAGCAATACGCAAGTATATCGCCCAGGGAAGTTCGGCAAGGCGTTGCAGATTGCGGTTGGGACGAAGAATTTGATTCCGAATCCTGTGTTTGGCTACGATGACCCTCCTGTGAGCAACGGTCCGGTTGCTGGCTGGAATTTTGCCAATGCGTATGGTGGCGTGGTCAGCTACGGCACTACATCTGAGCGAAGATTATTTGGGAAGTATTCTGCATTTCAGGAGTTGGATGGTACGCAGACGGGTTATGTTGGGATTGCAACAACCGCAATCTCTGATCCTAGTATTGTGAGCGGAGCCGTCTTTGTTCAGAGTGGATGGGTGTTTTTTGACTCATACATGTCTCACATATACTTGATTCTTCGTTGCTACGACTCATCCGGCAATTTCATATCTGACCTAACTAAGACATATTATCCTCCAGATATCAAGTCTGGAGAGTGGAATTTTGTCTACATATATGGGACATTGCCTGTTGGTACGTCTAAAGTGAGTTGTCAATTCAGGATTCCACCTGATTATGTGGGCAAGGTGTATTTTGATGGTGCTCAGCTTGAGAACAAGCCGTACACAACCCCTCTCGCTTATGGGGATATGCCGAACCATTCTTGGGCTGGTACTCCGCATCTATCTGCTTCCACTCGAACTGACTATTCTATTCAGTATGCGGATATGGAGCTAAGAGTTCCGTTCACGGTTGCTGGATGGTTTGGCTACGCCCATGATGTACAGGCTGAGCCGACTGGATCGCAGGGCGATAGAAGGCATTTCTTCATTGCGACTCCAGACAGATCTACAAGCATCACTGTGTACATGAATGACGGCGATCAACCGTATGCGTTGGCTACCGGAGAAACTGTTGCCCTGAATGGAGGAGATGGGAACACTTGGCCTGCTTACACGTGGAAGCATTGGGCCATCACTGTGGATGGATCTGGCAATGCTACTCTTTACTTGGATGGCACTCAAGTTTCGACAGCTTCGTGGCCGAGCACGAAGAGTGTTGTGTATGATATCATAGAGATTGGCTATTTCCCAGGGGGAGGATACACACACAATGGATGGGTAGATGATCTTGTCGTGTTGGATCGTGCGGCTTCTGCTGATGAGATCCGTGCCATATACGAGTCCAATGCTCCTGTATTTGCGGAATCCAGTGTTTTTGCGTTTCGTGCACCAGCGAGGGAGTTTTTATGGGTCGACGATGAGGGAATGTGGGCGCGATTGGAGAATGGACGTGGGGCTTTCGGCTTATACTTGGGGGATGCTACCAAGAGCTGGGCTGGTTTGACATTGGATCCAGGGGATCTTGTCATTGGTGATGCGAGTATTGTTGGTGGAGGGTATATTCACTTCAAGCCTTCCACAGGAAGCATGTCCATTGTCGGAGATGGATCTGGTATTACCAACATCGACGGCGGAAATATACAGACGAGAACGATTACGGCAGATAAGATCGTGTCGAATTCTCTCACATCCGCGGAGATTGCTGCAGGAGCGATTACGACATCTGAGCTAGCTGCGAATTCCGTGACATCTGACAAGATAAATGTTGCCCAATTGTCAGCAATCTCCGCTGACATGGGATTGCTGAACGCGGGAGAGATTAGGATTGGCACCGGAACGATTGGTTCGAATTTCACGGGTCATCGTTTCTGGACAGATACGAGCGGCGTTGGTAGAATTGCTGGGTATAACAACAATGTGATTCAGTGGGAAGGCGCAACAGATGGGAAACTGAAAGCTGGATCTGGGTCTGTGGTAGCAGATTCTTCTGGTCTCTCTCTATTCAGTGGGGGGACTAAGATAGCAGAGCTTGACTCCGATGGATTGAGCTTTCTAAGAGGATCTGGGCACATATATTGGCTTGTTGATCCAGAGAGCACTTGGGCCGGTCAAGGAGAGATAAGGGTGCGTGGCCTAGATGACCTCGGGACTCTGTCTACCAAATTGCACATTGAAGCCATTGGGAATCCAGATATAGGATACGAACACAAAGGGAGATTTGAGGTTACTGTCAAAGCGTACAACGAGGATGTATCTGACACTGGAGTATTGTACTTGGAGAGCGGGAGGGGGGTTTACGGTGGCGCGCCAAAGTTTGATGTGAATTTGCAGGCTGGGAGCATGGTTGTAACTTCTCGTAGCTCGACATGGAGTGGGCCCAACAACACTGTGCACTATTTCAATCTGAACGGTATCATTGATTTCAAATGGTCAATGGGGGATAGTTCAAAGGATCCGAGATCCGTTGTGCCGGATGATTGGGTGGAAGTTAGAATAGGCGGCACAACGTATTATTTGCCGGCGTATCTGGTGTGAGAGGAGGATTGAGCAATGTTGAAATTAGATGCACTAAGGAAGCGCATTGGCGATCTAGACAAGCAGATCGATGAATTCCGTCGTCAGGCGGAACAGCAATTGGCCGTGTTGCAGGGAAAGCGCATGGCGTTGCAGGAGCTGTTGGATGAGCTGGAGGGTAGCCATGAAGACGCTAGCAGTGACGATGGTGGCGGCGTCGATCTTCCTGAGTAGTTGTGTTTCCAACTATGGGCAGTGTTTCTTCTCTTGGCAGACGGAAGCAGATGAGGATGGGCTCGTCTTCTACGGCGAGCTCGTGTATGACTGTCAGGTCGAATTGGAGGAATGATGGCTAGGGACCACAAGTTTGCTGCACATCTGATTCCGACGCACTGGGGACAGAGGGATGAGGAGCACCTATCCCGTATTGCTCCCAAGAGCATCAAGATCATTGACCGATTTGAGAGGGTGCCGTTGCTGTACCGTCTTTCTCCGAATTCGATCATCGTGTACAGGGATCATCCTTTGTCGGAGCAGCACGATGATATGATGAGGGATCCGGAGGGAACCGGAAAGCGTCACGCCGCTGAATGGGCCGAGAAACTTGCTCGGTGGCGGCATCCTGTACCTGATGAGCAGGTCGTTGTGTTGGGCATCAATGAGCCGAGGGTGTGGGATGATCCAGATCCGAAGCGATTTGGCAGTCCTTACGCGCAGGGCGTGTATAGGACTGTTGAGTACACCGTTGCGTTTCTGGATGCGTTGACCAAGCTCGGTATTCGTGGCGGGGCACTCAACTTGAGCGTGGGCTGGCCTGCTAATAGTGGCAAGGATATGCCGCCTGTGTGGGAACCATATCGTCCCGTGTACGATTCGATCCGCAAGGGTCAACACATCCTGTTTTTGCATGAGTATTGGCCTCATCAGGGACCTGAGATGCATCTGGGTTGGATGGCGGGGCGTGCTCTCAAGTGTCCTTGGGATGTCCCTATCATCATCGGAGAATGTGGCCTTGAGGAGCGCGTGACATCGCCGAACGTGCCTCCGTCTCGCTGGGGATGGAAGGGTTGGCTGACACCCGAGCAATACATGGATCAGCTCTGGCGGTATCATGACATCATGAACGACAGGAGGATCCACAGCTTGCAGATCTTCACATGGGACTTCTCTCAGCCCTTTGGCTCGCTGGACATCCGTGACATGCTGGATTTGATCCCCGAGAACAGTGCTTGGGACAATGCTATATGGGACTACGGCGGCACGAGGCCGCCTGGGGATGCGGTTCCTATTCCTCCGGATCCATCCTTGGCTCAGGTTCTTGTGTCGAGAGCGCAGGAGGAACAGGTGATTCGTTTCAATCCAAACGCTGCATTGCAGAAGAGCATCTTTGCTGACGGCTATGTGCCCAACTCTCCCGAGTTCGAGGTTGACCATCGTGGACAGGTCTACGTTGCCCAGCGTGCCGAGCACATGGGCACGGGAGATGTCCGTGTCTACTACGTGCCGAAGTTCGAGTGGGACAAGGTGGAGTATATCGATGCAGATGTGTAGCCATCCGCATAGAAGAGAGCATTGCTGGCATCTGGACACTTTCCCCATGGCCCATCCTACGGAAGCGCTAGAAAGGTGTTGTTTTTGTGGTGAGACAAGGATGGTGCACAAGGATGATGTAGGTATGCATCGTCGGGATGCGGAACATGGGGCATACCTTGTCCCATTCTTTGTCCGTCGCAAGGGGGGTGGATAATGGACTATAAGCGATTGTACGACATCGTGCAATCTAATTATGTAGGGCAGACTCCAGAGCAGATTGCTGCGGATATGGCTACTGTGGTGAAAGTGGGCAGAAAGGATGCGGAGGTAGCGAGTCTGTTCAACATATTGGTGAAGAATGGCGAGTATCCAAAGATCGTGGATGCTGCTGCAAATGCTACGGATGTCAACTTGCGTGGCGCGGCCATCACTGCGCTGGCCTTGAAGGACACCATGTCCGATGTTCCCATGATTGATCTTGATCATCCAACTGCTCAAGCGTTTCTTAACCTGTTTCTTGTGAATGGGGTGATCACGCAGGCGACCTATGATGAGATCATGGCACTTGGGGATGATATGCGCACAAAGGCGGAAGCAACCTACGGCTTGATGCGTCCTCCATCTCCAGAGGATATCCGCTTTGCGTTGCAACGGTATGGAGGCGTTCCATGACGACGAAAGCACAGACACAGACGTTGATCAACCAGACGACAACCATTGCGAATCCGAACTCTGTGGATGTGAGCACGGCGGATCACATTATCGTCACGGCGACCATTGAGCAGGTGGGGACAGCCACGACTGCTGCTGTGTTGACTGTCGAGGGTTCTCCGGATAACGGGACTACGTGGGTGGAAATTGCTAGAGTGTCTGCTGGCGTCAATGCTGGAACGTATGAGTTTGTGATACCCATTTCCACGGCTTGGCCTAGCATTCGGACTCCGTTCACGGCACAGAGTGGCGGCACATCTAGCACGGCCAATTGTTGGGTTCTTACAGCTACGCTATAGGTGTAAAGGATGGCCATAACGGCGAGGCGTCCTGAGATACCGAAACTCAATCCGAACAATCCGCTGACCAGCGGGCTCCTTGGGTTCTGGGAGTTCAACCGTCGTTGCTGTGGATATTCCAGCACGGAGTTCTATCCGATAGGTCGGACGTTCCGGCCATTTGTCGTTTTCGACTCGGGACCGGTGTGGGCTACCGGATCCCTGGGCGATGCCCTGTGGTTCGACGGTACCGGCGCGTGGCGACTGGAGCTGGACATTCGGGGTGGATTGGGTTCCGAGATCATCCGTGACCTCACCATGCTGGCTATTGTGGAGCGGCCAGCGTCGGTGACGGATATCCTCGGCGGGCCATTCTCGCTAGCGTACCATACTGGGGCTGGCACGTCCGACGCGTTCGACATAGACGAGTCCGGCACACTGGCTTTGAGAATTCGAGCCCGTGGATCATCAGGTGTTAACGCCCT